AAATCCTATTACTTTACCATTGAGTTTTGCCCATTGAAGGATTCTTTTTGCGGTTTCAGCAGAGTATGGAGATGCGTAACCTGATGTGTACTGATATGCATCTCTACCTTCATCTCCACATCCAACAAACTGATGTGCTTCTTCAATTATTAATACTGCTTTATTTTTTATTTTTTCAATTAAAGTTTCAAACTTTCCATTTTTTGACCATACATTAAATAATTGATGAGTGAATGATAGACAAAATATTTTTTGACTATCAAGATTTTTCAAATAATTTTCAAATTCTCTTTGCCCCTTATAATCAGCACTAAACTTAGGAAGCACTAAATCTCTAAATGGTTCTTCAACATTTTCAAAAGTACCATCTCCTGCCACTTCGTTAGTCGGACATATTCTAAAAATATATTTTAAATCTGGATACGTTTTTAATAACATTTGTGGTAAATCTTTTCCTTGAAGATGTGATTTACCAACGCTCATTTGCTTTGGAAATATTTTTATCTTGTGTGTGTTAAATCTATCTTTATCTTTAATAAGATTTTTTACATCATTTTTTAACGCTAAGTAAGCTTTAGTTTCTTTCATTGTCTTAACCTGTATCGTCAACTAAAAAAATGCAATTAAGATTTTTTAGGTTGAGCTGTGCTTTTTATATATTATATCACAACTTCTCCAATTGTCCAACTTTTATGTCCAAATGCAGATATAGTATCATGTGCATCTGTTTCAGCATCTTTTGGAATTACAATACAAAAACCAATTCCTAGATTAAATACCTTTTTCATTTCTTCTTCTGGTATCTCACCTGCCGACATGATATCTTGAAATATTTTAGGTAAGTTCCAAGAATTATAATCAATATATGCTTTCGAATCATCGGGTAAACAACGTGGTAAATTTTCTGGAATACCTCCACCAGTGATATGTGCCATACCCAATATTGGAATTTCGTTTAATAGTCCCTCTATCAAAGAGGTGTATATATGAGTAGGTGTTAAATATTCATCTGTAATTTTTAATTTTTCTTCTCTTGCCAAACGATTTACAATACTGTAACCATTACTATGAATACCACTACTCTCAATTCCAATTATTATATCTCCTTTTCTAATTAACTTCCCATCTATTATATCAGATTGTTCTACAATACCTGTGGCAAATCCTGCAAGATCAATGTCAAAGGTCATGGGGTGTTCAGCAGTTTCACCACCAATCAGTTCAACACCTGCCAATTCACATCCTTTAATAATGCCTGTCATAATATCATCTAACTTAGGATTTATTCTATTCAGTGAAATGTAATCTAAAAAATATAAAGGTTTCGCACCACATGTAATAATATCATTGACACACATCGCAACTAGATCTTGACCTATGGTTTTATAATTATTCAATCTACTACATACACAAATCTTAGTTCCAACTCCATCAGTACCAGATACTAAAATAGGTTCCTCATATCCACGAGGAACCTTGAACATACCACCGAATCCACCGATGGTTGGTGCTTTTTCTTTTAGTCTTGCAACGAAAGCATTACCTGCTTCGATGTCAACTCCAGAACTTTTATAATCCATTACTTAATAATAAGTTCTTACATTGTATCATAGATATTCTTTTCGTGCATGATGTTCTGGAATTACTTTACCTAGTTTGATAGTAAGCATTCCATCCTCAAATTTTACATCTTCGACTTTAGTATCGTCAGAGAGTGTCCATTGTCTTGTAAAGGATCTTTGTGCAAGTCCTCTATGTGTGTAGTTTTCAGGTTCTGATTTCTCTTCCCTATTGCCTTCTACAATCAATCTACCGTATTCTGTGTAGACCTTCACGTCTTTTTTCTTAAATCCTGCGAGTGCAATCTCAAGTCTGGACTCATGATTATTAAGAGTGATTAAATTATATGGTGGATAGTTTGATGAATAATCATCATTAAAAAATCGGTTAAGATATTCATCCATACCTATACCGTTTCTGTTTATTATTTTCATTAACTCTGGTAAGTTTGCAGAGTTATACCTTTGTAGTGAGTTCATTTGTTTTCTCCTTAGTAAGCGAGTGTTAGGTGGATCCTTTCGGCATCCAATACTATTTAACCATAAAACGCAAAAAAGAGGGGGTGGTTTACCCCCCCTTTTTTCTAAGGATTCATTGGTCTGCTCCTATTCTAGAAGTGATCTACATTCTAATGCACATGATTTGTCTCCGTCTTGACATTCAACAATACACTCAAAGTAATCATCTATTGGGTCTGTACTAGATAAATTGAAAGGCACCCAAGAGTTCAAATTGTTGAATGATACTGGATTGTGCATAGGCATCGTCTCCTTATATACTCATTATTATGTATGAAAGAATTTATACTTATGTCAGGATTTCTTAACAAAAAGAAATACCTAGTCGGTCTTTTTCTTCTTACTTCCGATATTATATTTTGTTTCTAATATCCATTCTCCTTTATCTTTATAAGATAAAACTTTAATCTGATTAAGAGGTGCAATATCTTTTATTTTTTCCACATTCATAATATCTACCAGACCCCAATCAGCTAGTAATTGTACAATACGATTACGTCTCTGTACATCATTTTGTGTAAGATTTGCATGCTTACCGTCTAGTGCAAATAACTCTTTAAAATGAACAATATAATATCTTCCCTGCTTGTGCAGTATATGACATGACTGATATATCTTCTTCTCTTTTCGGGATGCTACACCAATTCTTGTAAGAGTTTCTCTGACTTTCAGAAAATCATCAGGTTCACCAAGTGAGACTTCTATCATCTGGTCAGATGACCAGTTCACTTCTGGTTCTTTAACCACACTCATTTCGATCCTCCAGTTTCAAATTTAGATTTTATAAAATTAAGTTGTTCTTTGGAA